CCCCCAGATTAACTCAGCTAACTTCTTAGCAGAAGACAATGGTTTTGAGACTGTACTTGACCTTACTCTGCCATACACGACAAACCCAATAGCTGCCCAGCGCATAGCTCGACAGATGCTATATAGAGGTCGTGAGCAACTTACAATGAGCGCAGACTTTGGGATGAACGCCTTTGACGTTGAGGTAGGAGACTTTATTAAGATCCGAAATGAGCGGTACGGTTGGGGAAGTAGTGCTGAAAAAACCTTTGAGGTAACAGGTTGGCAACTTAAACCAGATGCAGATGGTCAAGACCTGAGAGTTAATTTAACTTTAAGGGAAAGCAGTTTAGCTGCCTTTGGCTTTGGCGCTTCAGACGAGCAAACAATCACCTCAAACAATACTACTCTATTAAATTACTATGAAGTCCCAAGCATAGGTGTGAGTGTAAGCCAAGCTTATCGTGAAGTAAACGAGAACTTAGTTACTGCCCTTGTGGTAGAGGTAACAAGCACTAATATAAATAGGATAGATTCAGTTATCTTAAAGTACAGAAGGTCTGGAATAGAGTCAAATTCACAACCCTATGACTGGGTATCTGTGGGTCAAAGCATACTTGTTAACGATGGAATCAACGCTGGTAATTTTGAAATAGTGGGCGTTAAATCTCCTCAGATAAATGAGCCAGCTATTAACTACACTGTATCTGTTACCCCTGTTAACTCCCTTGGCTTTAGAGGAGACCCTACAGAGTTAACACATGACTTCACAGCCGATCTAACACCCCCTTCTCCTCCTTCTTCTCTCTCACATAACCTGTCGGGGGGTACATCATTCTTTTCTTGGCCTGCTGTTACTGAATTGGATTTGTCGCACTATAAACTTTACTACACTAGCAACTTCTCCGCAAATTATGGAGACGCAAGTATTGGTGCAGCGGTAGTAAATAAGATAGCTAGGCCAGCAACTACGATCACCTATCCTGCCTTATCTGGTAAGTACTTTATTACGTCTGTAGACAAGACGGGCAATGAGAGTACTACAGCCAGTATCTAACTAACTACTCAACCCCCACGGTAGGTACGTACTTCTTTTACCACGGAAGTTCTTTAGGTTATGCTGACATATTAACATCAAGAACAGTTAGGTTATCCTCTTCAATCACAGTTAGCCGTAAACATGCTAATGCTGTAAGTGGGGAAGTACTGTGGGACGATATACCTAACAACTGGAACACTTGGCCGGGATTGTTTGATACTTGGACAGATGAAGACGCACCCTTTAATGACTACTCTACAGAGATTGAAGCTAGGGCTTCGACAACTGTAGCTGGACTTCAAAGTGAAACTTATGTAGCCGCCTCTGGTGAGGTTGTGGGAAGATACATAGAATTTAGAGTAGTCCTAAGAAACACAACCGCTAATGTAACCCCGAACATAACTGCACTTAGTGCAATAATGGAGTATTAAGATGTCTCAGAACGACCTTGAAATTGCTAACGCCACAGCTAACACTGCCCGACTAGATATCTCAGGTGCTCTACAAGCCGTAGCTAGTAATAATAGTGGCACTAGCGAACCTAGTACTACCTACGCAAATATGTACTGGTATGACACAACTAGCAATGCTGGGGGTCTACTAAAGATTAGGAACTATAATAATACCGGATGGGTAAATGTTGGTTATATCGACCAATCTGATGGACTTGAAATTATAAACGATACTAAGGTGGTTAACACGACAGGTACTCAGACGGGCTTGATTGGGGAGTATAGCACAGCCACTTGGGAAGCAGGTACGACACTAATAGATTCTCTTGTGTCGCCAGCTAAGGTTAAAGCTGCTATTCTTGCTAATGATAACTCAGTCGGTGTTGGACAAACTTGGCAAGACATGTCGAGTTCGAGGGTGATAAACACCAGCTATCGAAACACAACTGGTCGTCCCATATTAGTTTCTGTTGGAATTACATCCAGTGTTACGACTTACTTGCAAGTTTCCACCGACAATATCTCTTGGTTGACAGTCGGTAATCTGGGTGGATTTGGCAATATTGGAGACACTAAAAGTGCGTGTGTGGTGATACCAGATGACGATTATTATAAGGCAACTGCTGGCACGATTAACATATGGGCTGAGTTAAGATAGTAACCTACAAGTTAGGAAGACTATAGTTTAAAGTAAGGATAAGTAATGGCGTATAAACTAGGTAAAAGAAGCTTACAGAACTTATCAGGTGTTAACCCTGATCTTGTCGAGGTAATAAAAAAAGCTATAGAGATCACTGACGTTGACTTCACAGTTATTGAGGGGTTACGTGGCATTGAACGACAAAAGCAACTTTACAAGGATGGTAAGTCAACTACCCTTAACTCACGACACATCACAGGACACGCTGTAGACATGGTTCCTTGGCCTGTAGACTGGGATGACCTAGAACGCTTTGAGGTTATGTCAGAGGCTATGAAGGCTTCTGCTAGTGAACTAGACATAGACATTGTTTGGGGCGGTGATTGGAAGGGATTTTACGATGGCCCTCACTTTCAATTAGATTGGGAAGCGTACCCAAAAGATGTCTGAGCCTAGGCCTTTGCTAATTGGTCTAGCAATACAGGCTGCGACTATTGTTTGGTTTGTCTCTCAGATGTACTCAGACATAGAAGTTAATTCAATTAACGTTTCAAGAGTAGATCAAGACGTGCATGATTTAGAAGTAAGTACTGTATTTCAAGCAATACAATTAGGTAAAATAGAAGAAAACATAAAGGGTATAAAATACTCACTTGAAAAGATACTAGAGCATATGGAGAAAGACTGATGTTAGACCCCATTACAGCTATAGCTGCCTGTACAACTGCTTTTAATATGACTAAAAAATTAGTTGGGCATGGACAGGAACTAGAAGCTGTAATGGGTCAACTAGGAAAGTGGTTTGGTGCTGCAAGCGACTTAAGTAGGGCAGAGCATCAAAGGAAGCATCCTACTGCCTTTCAGAAGTTAACCTCTGGCAAAAGTATAGAAGAAGAAGCTTTCGCTATATTAGTACACAAAAAGAAAATGGCAGAGCAAGAAAGAGAGCTTGCATTCCTTTTAAATATGAGGTTCGGATTTGGAACTTGGGATGAGATGATTCTCTTAAGGCGACAGATAAGAAAAGAACGAGAGCTACAAGTTTATAACTCTATGGAAGCTAAGAAGGAGATGATCAACAACATGGCTATACTTGGTTTATCTATCTTAATTATAGGGGCATTGGGTGGAGGAGCGTATATGATTTCGTTGGCGTTATAGTGGATAATTTTATACTGCCACTTATACTGTCTAGTAGCTTACTATACCCTGAGTATGTAAAATGCAACCTTTGGAAGTACACAGAAAGTGAACGAGAAGGTAAGGTTTGTGTATACTTAGGTAAAAATAAAACTATCGCCTATCACTATGCAGAAAGAAGCTTCCGTGAGTGTCCCAAATCGTTCCAATGTAAGTACTCACCTAACACTAAGGCTAAGGTTAGTATAAAAGATATACTAAAGGGACTTTCGGATGGGTTTTGAGTTACACTAATTTTCACTGAGGGGTAATACAATGACTTTGACTATGGATAGGGTTTTGGCTTGGAAGATTATGCCTAGACTTATGATGCTTGTTATGACTATAGTATATATAAGAGTTATCGAATGGGGGATTAGTCTTGATGACTTGAGTACTCAACAGAGCGCTATGATTAGTATCGTTTCTGGCTCGATGACGGGAGCTTTTGCAGTATGGTTGTCCAGCGAGAAGTGAGTTCAATCCACAAGGAAGCCAGTAGGTTTATGTGGATAGTTAAAGGGCAGCTAATACCAGATGGCTATAGGGAAGAAGATATAGTTGAGGTATACGACAGCTACTTTAAAAGGCTTTGGGGAAACCATGAGAACTGTGTTCACGAAGAGGGTTTTGAAGAGGCTTACAACAGGAGATACAAATGATACTAAAGGCTCTACTGGGTCCACTAGGCTCTCTGGCAAGCACATGGCTAGAAGGTAAGGTAGAAACCAAGGCTGCTGAGACAAAGATGAGAGTGTCTGAATCTGAGGCTAAGTCTAAAATGTTATTAACGGCAGCTTCCTCAGAGGCCGACTGGGAACGGGTAATGGCTCAAGGAAGTCAAAACTCACTCAAGGATGAGTATCTGGTTTTGCTTTTCAGCATACCTTTGGTGCTAGCCTTTTGCGGAGATAAGGGAAGAGAAATCACCTCAAACGGTTTTGAAGCTTTGTCTGTAATGCCAGAGTGGTATCAAATGACGTTAGGAGTAATTGTCGCAAGTTCGTTCGGTTTCAGAGCCGCGACAAAGTTCTTTAAGAAGTAAACATGAAAAAGCCTACGTACCCTTAATTGGATACGTAGGCTTTTTTTTTGTCTAGTGTACTGTTTCATCGTCTTTCTCTGCCATAGCTATTGCTAGTCCCTCGTATAGCATCTCTATGTCTTTAGTAGTTTTCCCCATACTGTACGCGACCCAGATTGAAATACAAATGTTGCATATAAGGAGGACCTCAAATAAGTTAATCAAGGGTTTTCCTCTACTTTTATTAGGCGTTGAAGATACCACTGTGCCTTATTCAAGTCTTCAATTCCATTCTTGTATCGCCATCGGTGTAGGTACTTAGCTATATTCCCCCGCAGGTAGCCTACGTACTCGTCTCTGGATAAGAAGTCAGATATGTAGTCAATACACTCTATCTCCCCTGTACCGTAGTGTGGGGGGCTGTTAACCATATCTTCTTTAGGTTCATTGGACACTACCTCTACGCTGGCACCACTAATTTTCCCCTTACCTGATAGGTAGCTTGGTACAGGTTCTTTATCTAAATTCCACTTAGCCATTGTGTATTTTTCCTCTTCTGTTGATCTTATCCAAGCGTCCTGTAACCACGCATTTGTCACTTCTTATCCTTTATCAACTTAGCTTGTTCCCTGATTAACTGTTGTTGCTTCTCCAGCTCAATCCATTGTTTATCTACCTCAGTGTACATCTCAAGAACTTGAGGGAACTCTATTATGTCTGCCATTACAACCCTTCCTTCATAAAGACCTTAACCCATTGGGCGCAGATGTCGCTTCTAATGATGTCGTCTACCCCAAACTCAATGATTGGCACAGGAAGCTGGTGCTTCTTAGCTAAGTGAATAACCTTTGACAGACCATCCGCTTCTTTAAGATCACTCTGCTGTGCGTCACCATTAAGAACAATAGTAGTTCCTTCTCCTACCCTAGTCAATAGCATCTTTAGTTCATGGGTAGTTATATTCTGAGTTTCATCGACAATTATAAAGGCATTATCAAAGCTGCGACCACGCATAAGCGCAAGAGGAGCCATCTCAATGTTTCCATTCTTGATGCCTGTTTCAACTGTACCTTTGCCAAGGTGCTTCTCCAATACGTCTAATACAGGTAATGCCCAAGGCATAGTCTTTTCTGCTAAGTCACCCTTTAAGAACCCTAGTTCTTTGCCTACGGCTACGTGAGGCCGTGTAATAACGATCTTGTCGATAGCCTTAGTGGTGTATAGGTCAGCAGCATACGTGGCTGTAACATACGTCTTACCAGTTCCAGCAGGCCCTAGTATAAAGACTTGGTTGCTATCTTTCAGAGCCTTAATTAGATCGTCTTGTTTGTGGGTCTTAGCGACAAGCCCAGAAGTTGTCTTCTTATCTGACCCCTTGTAGTTAGTCTTTCGACGGGACCGCTTTGGCTTGTCTGGGAAGTCGTCCATTATAAGTCACCTTCCATCTGTCCTAAGAATACCTTTAGTTCCCTGCAACCACCAATGTGTGTACCATCAGAGGAGAATATCTGAGGGACACTATTAGAGTTTGATATTTTAAGAAGTGATAGTATCCACCTAGAACTAGAACTCTGAATGTTATACTCTTTGTACCCAATGTTAGCTTCCTTTAGCATAGCTTTTGAAGTGTCGCAGAAGGTACATTGGTTGCGGGTAATAATGGTGTACATAATATCTCCTAAAGTTAGTAAGCAGTTTATCCACATACTTAGGTAGTAGGGTTAACTTATCAAGCACTACCCTAAGATACCCTCATCTAATTTAAATGGTAAAGAAAAACATTGACTAACTGCCTTTGCTAATTTACTAGGTTTTGTTTTGATTAAATGCGTCATACTATTTACTCTATAGGCTTGACATGCTTCTTCAGAAAGAAAAGCCATATTAGGTGCCTGTACAGTAAACTTAACCCCTTCAATAGTAGTAAAAGATAATGCTACTATATAAACCCATATCATATTATTACTCCTTTGTTGGGAGTAGTTTATACACTTACTCAGGTGTGCTAGTCAGTTAATCATTTCAAAGATTGC